ATATTTGCCGCCGGCGTAATAGCCAAGGCCCTTGGCGGCGCCGAGTTCGGCGGCACGCCGTAAGGCGAGCGTACCAAGGTCCGCTTCTACGGACTTCTGGCTCTCTTCTTTTACGTCAGGCGGAGGAGGTGGATCGGAACTGCTTCCCATGGTTTCAGCGAGGTAGGAGGATTCTTTCGACGGTGGCTGCCGGCACGCAGGAGACGCGCTGCTTGCGGGTCATCCGGTGGCCGGCGAAATGGGTGAAGGGCTCCTCGAGCGCTTCCCGTGAGAGGAAGTGCCAGAGCATATGCCCGAGGACGCAGCCGGGGGCGGCGAGCTGGTCGATCCAGACGACCTTACCGTCTCGGCGGTGGGCCCATCGGTCCTTTTCCGCTTCGTCGACGGAACGGACGCGACGATAGAGGCCGACGGCGATGATCTTGCCCTCGTGCCTGACGGACGAGAAGCAGCCGAGGCTGATGTGCCAGCGGATATGCAGGTCCAGCTCCGCGGTGGAGAGACCGCGCAGGTGCGGCAGGTGCTCGAGGAGCACGGCGCGGTATTCGGCAAGCTTGGGGGATGCCACGGCGATCATCGGATTCCCTCGGCGCACGCGCTGAGCGTGACCCCTCCCAAGGCGAAGCTACCCCGGCTGCGGGCCGAGACGATGACGGAGGCCTCGCGCACAGGACCGCCGAGCAACGGGCGAAGGTTCCAGGAGCGCCTGACGCTTTCGGTCCGGTCGAGGCGCAGCGGGAGCGTAAGCGGGAGCCGGCATCGGGACTTGAACAGGAGCATGTCCTCGACGGGCACAGGGTCTGACTGGTCAGGACGAAGCCGCACCGAAACTTCTACGTCGGAACGGCACTCAAGCGTGAGCTCCATGCGCATGAGGCGTTTGCCGACGTGGCCGGCGTCCCAGTCGAAGGACTTGGTCTCGGCCTCGCAACGGACCCAGCCATCACCTTGGTCGTCGGTGGCTGAACGCGGATCTAGACGCCAGACCCCGCCATCGGAGGTCATGACCATGGTCTCCTGCCTGCCGCCGAGCCTGGTCACGCAATAGCAGGAAGCGGATGAACCCGGCACCGACCACAGGCCGGACCAGGTCTTGGTCTCAGTGTTATAGGCCAGGAAGGTCGTCGGTGAGGTCTCGTCGTCACGCTGGGCGGCCAGCAAGTAGTGTTGCCTCCATACGGCCGCGAAGGAAGTAGACGCCTGCGACCAGTTGATGCGGTCGATGTCCGCGCGCACCGGAGCGGAGACGCTCGAGGCGGTGCTCACTGAGTCGCTTCGCGAGAGGGCCGATAGGCTCATCATGCCAAGCCGTGAGAGGAAGAGCACGTCCTGGCCCAGCTGAACGGCGGTACGGCCGGCGATGCAACCCGCAAGGCCCGTCAGTTTGCGCACGGCCCAGAGGGCGGGATCGGGACCGGAGACATCGAGGATCCAGGCTGAATGCTCCTTGAGGACGAGCAGACCCTGTTCCTGAAACGGAAGGATGGCGGTGATCGGATCGCCCTCGCCCGTGCCTATGCGTACCGTGCGTAGCGAGCTCCACGCGTCGGGGACGTCGGCGGAGAGAATATCGGAGACCCACAAGGTGTCCGCTCCCTGTTCGGCGGCGAAGAGCCGGAAGGCGTGGGCGGCAAGAAAAGAGAAACGAGGCAGGACAGCCGCGTCGGCGTCAGCGAGCACCGTACCGGTGGTCCAGGCACCGCCGCCGAACCTGGCCCAAGACAGCCCGCCCGCGATGCGCGCCGCGAACAACGTATTTACAAGCTGGGCCATTGGCGCCCTGCCGCAGGCCGAATCGGCCAGACCGACAGGAGTCTCGGCATGGCCTTCCGTATCGCTCGGATAGGAGAAGAGCGCGCCATCACGGCAAAGGATGAGGGCTTCCAGCTCGGGCGTGTCATACCAGTGGGCCGTGGAGGCCATGGGACGGCCCGGATGAATGACCTGAACGAAACCAGGGCGCCGGCGACATGCCCCATCTCCCTCGAGCACCATGTTACCGGCCGAGCGCAGCGTGGTGGAGTCGATGACGGCCGGATTCACGGCCGAGTTCACGGCAGTGAAAGCCCTGGCGCCCGCGTCGAGCAAAGGGTCGTCCAAAGATTCGACGAAGAAATCAGGCATGTGGTTCTTCCCAGCGGACGGATTCGTGAGGGATGAGCATCGCCGAGCGGCTACGCTGTCCGGTCTCGACGGACTTCATGCGTTCGAGCAGCGCGGCGGCCTCCTGGAGTTTGGCCTGCGACTTGGCCAGCTGCCTCATGTACTCGTAGAGATCGGCGGTCACGAAGGCCAGGAGGCACTCGGCGCCCCCCGGCAGAGGCACAAGGGTAGTCTCCTCAAGTTCGGTGGCCGGCGGCTTCCATCGCACGATCGCGCTTACCCCCGTGGGCATCGGCGGGAAAAGCAGGACGTCGAGCCCCTCCTGCCGAAACCACAGTCCGGAGGGATCTGCGTCGGCCTCAGGGAAATAAGGCGTCTCGCCTACGCGGACCTCACAGAGCATCTCGGGCTCAGCCGGCAAGGTGAGTCTGTCGCGCGGGGAATCCGGACCGAAGACGGCCGCGCGCATCCCCGTCCTCCAGAGATAGGCGTTCCAGACCAGCGACCAGCGATTACGCAGGAACTCCCAGGCGATTTCGCGGGTAGGGGCGTCCTCCATCCCGGAGAGACGGCAGGCATGGTCGACTATCTGGCCGGCGTCCATCTTCAGCGGATGCGGATGATCCAGCGGATGGTCCCGTAAGGCGGCATGTTCTCATGCGCCTGGCCGGAGCCGACCGAGGTGGTGGTGGTAGAAGGGATGTCCACCGTGTGCGTGTGCGCCGGCGCGGTCGTCGTAAAACGATCCGGATCGTCGGCCGGGAAGGCGTAGGCAGGAGTCTGGTGATACCCGTTGCCATAGATGTCCTCGTCCGGGTAACCGGTCTGGGCCTTCTGCAGGACGACCTTATCGGACACCATGTGTCGGTGATCCCCCGCTGAGCTCGTGGTGGCCACCGCAGGATCGACCGCGTGGGTATGGGCGGGCATCTGTGCCGCCGTCAGCGCAACGGTCTGCGATCCACCCGTGATGCCGACATTGGTGGCGCCGGTGATCCGGGCGGTGTAGGTGTCCATGCCGACCAGCGTGCGGCCCCGCAAGTCGGGCAGGTTAAAGGTGGTGGACCCGTCCCCTGCTCCCCAGCGGGTGCCGACGACGGCGAAGATCTGCGGATAACTTATCCGGCTTACCTCCTGCCCTTCGCACGACCACCAGTTATTGGGTACGGCGATTCCGGCGTATGGGACGATGGCCCCGACGGGGACCATGACCAAGGCGGCGATCGAAGAGGTGACGTTGGCCGCGGCCTGGGTCTTGTAGGCGGCGAACTCGTCCTGGGCGACGGCACCATCCACCGAGACGTTGATCGCCGTGAGGGAAGCCAGCTGCGCCGCGTCGATGACGTCGCCATCCCGAAGGTTGGGCCGCTGGACTGTTACGGTTACTGGCATCGCTCAGCCTTCGGCTTCCCAGGCCTTGCGGACTTCGTCCTTGGAGAAGAGGTCGCCGGATTCACGGTAACGAGACCCCTCCTTGTCCTCGAGCTTGGCGTACCCGGCGCGGATGTCCTTCTCGAGCGAGGGGGCCTTTGAGCGGCCCGTGTCGGTATTTGCGAGCGAGATACCGGTCGGCACCTGCACCCGGGTGAGCAGGATCGGCTTGTCGCGGTCTTCGACCGGTCGCATGCAGATCACGCGCAGCCGAGGCTCGCTGGATTCGTATTCGTAGGTGGGCATGAGTCGTCAGCCGGTCACCCACCAGTTGCCGCCGTCTCCGCCGGACTGGGTGGCGGTGACTCGCAGGGAAACGTTCGAGGGACGGGAATGGACCGCCGTGGCGCGTCCGTTGAAAAGAGCCTTGGACCCGGCGGGCGCGAAGGTGACAGCGGTGCAACCGCGCGAGTTGACATCGATGGTGGCGTTCTGGAGGAAGCCGCCATCAGGCACCTTGATGGTCCATGCGCGGGGCTCGTCCGGAAAGACGACGCGGGTGGCAACCTGCCCTGCCGGCACGGTCACGGTACCGTCCTCGCGGTAGGCAGCCAGCATGAGTCGTCGGATGTTGACGGGAGCGGTGATCGAACCGACCGGCTTGGTATATACGCCGACGACACCGGTGAAGAACTCATCGATGGCCTGCCAGGTGGAGCTGGAGGTCTGGGAAGTGCCGCTGACCCACCAGTCGATGCGGGAGAGCTTGGGGTTCAGACGAATCTCAAGGTCGACGGACTGGGTCGGGGAGACGTTGAGCGTGAAGGAGGTGGTCTGTCCCACCGCCTGGAAACTGAATCCTCCGCTGTACTTGCGGATCACGACATAGAAACCCATGTGCCCGCCGGCGACGGCGGAGCTGGACCATCCGCGGCCTTCCGAGACCGGGATACCGAAGCCCACGACGCAACAGTCGGCCAGGTCGTTGGAATTTCCGGAGAACCTGAAATAGAGGCGGCCGCCGAAGTTCCAGAGATCGTCGAGCATCTCCGGGTCGACCATCCGGGCGATGGACGGCTGAGCCTGGTTGCTGACGTCGGCCATCCGGATGGACACGGCGCCGTCATAGTCGAGATACGCCGGGTCGACGGTCGTACCGGTCGGGCGGGAGACGGACCAACCTTGTTCTTCAGGCGTGCCCGCGCCGGCGATCAGGTCGATACGTCGCGGCGGTGGGACGACGATGTCGACCGTCGGCGTGGCGGGATTGAGGACTCCGATCACTTCAGTGGACCTCCTGGACGGTGAGCAAGGTGGTGCCGTTCTGGACGACGGCCAGGAGCGGCATCCTCGCCGCCCGCGGAGTGTCGATCGACAGGGTCCCGCCGGGCTGCAGCAACGCGACACCATTGGACCAGGCGAGCGTCGTACCGGAATCGCCGACCTTGAAAACGGCGGCCTGAGTACCCCGGTTGGTGACGATCAAGGCGGTGCGCCGGCCCTCGGCCGCGAGGGACACGGGGGCGGTGCCGACGGTGAAGGCCTGGCCCATCAGGCCAGCCCTCCCATGTCGGCCTGCTCGGCGGCGCGCATCATCTCGGCGTCGTCCTTGGCATTGGGCTCGCCCTCGGCCGCCTCGGTGTCGGCGGACTCGGTCATGGGCTGGCCGTTGGCGGTAGCGAGCTCGAGCGTGACGCCGGACTTGCCGACGGAGCGCACGGTGGCGACGACCTGGAGGTCCACGGTCTCGCCCTCGGAGGGGAGCTGGCCGTCTACCTGGAGGGCCTTGGCGGGGACGTTGACGATGCAGCGGTTGCCGGCGGCGGGCTTCTTGGCGGAGGCGCCGGAGGGAGCCATGCCGATCAGGAGGGCGAGGCCGTCGGCGGCCTGGGATTCGGGGGATTTGGGCATGTTGGATTTGTGAATGATTTGTAAAAAGGGGTCCCCAGGACCGCCCGGATGGACGGCCCCGGGGATTGGGTCAGGAGGCGCGGAACTCCGTCTTGGACTTGAGCGTGATGCCGAACTTCGGGTTCAGCACGGTGCTGCCCCAGTAAGACTTCCAGCCGACGGTCATGTACTGAGCCAACGGGTTGAGGCTGTCGGGCTTGTCGTTGATGATGATGGACGGCTTGAACGGCGAACCGCCCAGGCTGGTCATCTTCGTCACGCCGAAGGCCTCGGAGGCCAGGCAGTAGGACGAGAACACGGCGTCGGCGTCCGAGTGGTTGGTCGTGTAGGTGCCTTCGGTGGCGCCTTCGACGAACGGGTTGGTGTGGGACACCAGGCGAACGCCATGGAGGTCACCGATCTCGTTGTTGAAGAGCTTATCGGCGTACTGGTAGCGTACCATGTTCTGCCACTCGGGGTTATTGCGGATGTCGCGCTCGACCTGAGGCGGCACCACGAGCACGAAGGCCTTGCCCTGAATCGGGACGGCCTTGTTCACGCGGAGCTGCGTCGCGGCGTCCAAGACGTCCTGCGGGGTGATGCGGGCCGACGCGGCGGTGCCGGCCTTGAGGGCCGAGAACGACGCAAAGCCGCCGGCGTAGCGCTTGTTGAGGCCGGCCGTGAGCTGGTCGCGGATGATGCTGTCGGCGTCGAGCGCGCACTCCTGGCCCATCAGGAAGATGGTGGAGTTCATATAGTTCAGGAGGCCGACGTGGTTGACGACGTCGGTGACCTTGGCCACCTGGCCGCGCTGCGAGAGCGAGACCTCGACGGACTGGTAGGTGACATCGCGCGAAACGGTCGGCGCGACGCCTTCGGTGAGGGCGATCGGGGCGCCCGGGCGGGAGAGGTCAGCCTCTTCGCGGCGGAAGAAGCGGACGGTGCGGCTGCCGATGTTGCGCGGCAGGTCGCCGTCGCGCGCGAACTGGTCGAAGACCAGGGTGTGCTGGGCGGTGGTGAGCAACTTCTTCTCGAAGTGAGGGCGGAGCTGCGTCTGGATGAGGGAAGTATCGAGAGACATGACGTCTTAAGGG